AGTCAAGATGCCGGCACTATTAGTTTAGAAGGGTTTAATCCACCAACTAGTTCAGACCAAGGTGCTGCAAGTGGTGTTACTGTATTACCAGACGGCACTGTTGTTAATGCAGGAAATGTTGGTATTACTAGTACTTCAAGTGTGAGCGGCGTTGGTTTAGATTTAAGCAATCCATTAGTTGTAAGTTATAGAGATTTTGATCTTATACTCAACGGCGACGAGGCTAAACTAGCTAAAAATAAAAAACTACGAGTAGGTGATATTAGCTGGCTTAATATTATTGAAGCAGAGCTGCCATCAAAATATCAACCTAATATAAGTCAAATAAGATTACGTCGAGCAGAGTTAAGTGGCGAAATTATTGGTACATTTAATATTCCAAGCAATGATAATCATACAATGATCATTGATTGGGACGAGGATACATTGCCAGCTAACACTATTATAACAGGGCCAACTAAGACTGATGGAACTATTGATTATATTATTAATCCAATAAGTTTTAATCCTCAAACAATAAAAACACCTGGTGTTAGATTATTATTGTTAGGCCCAATAGGTTATAAAGTTGAACGTAGTTTTAAAGCTACTACTAGTAGTAATAGAATAGATACTGATATTGATTTTACTATTTCGTCTAGTGAGTTAGCTGATAGAGCAGGAGACGAGCGTGTTACAAGTTTTGAAGTATTTGTAAACGGAACACCTGTAGCAGCAACAAAGTCAAACATTGATGATAAGTTTGTTATAAATCTAACTACAGCATACAGTATCGACGACACTGTCTCGTATGTACTTAATCTAAATGAAAAAGGTCCTGATGCTTGGAAAAATGTAGACGATACAGATTTTTCAGCTGATGCAAATGATATAGTTGAATGGGACGGATCTAAATGGGTAAACATTTGGAATTCTAGCGAGGATAATGAAACTACATATGTTACTAATGTAACCACTGGGCAACAGTTTTATTGGAATAACTACTACTGGCAGAGTGCAGTTGACGGTTATTATCCACGAGGAACTTGGACTATTACACTTTAAAATAAGTATTTGTATGAACAAGATAATTTGTAGTGGTGCTTTATTTTATAGCCTTAATACTAAAAGATTTTTATTTTTACATCGTACCAAAGGAAAAACAAAAAATCTTTGGGGATTAGTTGGCGGCACCAACGAAGGTGTTGAAACACCTTGGGAAGGGTTACAACGAGAGATATCTGAAGAAATCGGTAATCTTCCAAGTATTAAAAAAACAATACCTTTAGAAACATTTATAAGTAGCGATAATCATTTTAGTTTTCATACATATCTCTGTGTAGTTAATAATGAGTTTATTCCAATATTAAATAATGAGCACGATGGATATGCGTGGGTAACATTTGGAAAATGGCCAAAACCTTTGCACAACGGATTAAATAACACGCTACGAAGTAAAACTAATCAAAAAAAACTTGATACAGTTATACGGTTGGTAGATATAATATCTCAAACTGATTCTTAAGCCATTCAAAATCATTAATTTTTACTAGTTCATCTGGATTGTCTGCATTCATTTCGCCAAATGCTTTACCTGCTATTGCTCCAGCAATAGCTGCTTTGCCGAATGGTTTGTCGTCACCACGTGAGCACCAAGCATCTAATCTAAAATCAGTTTCATCATCCTTTTGTCTAGCAATAGTACGACTAGCAAGTTTACAACATTCTCTAAATCCACTTCGCCATGCACTAAATACATCAGTGTTAAATGCAGTAGTATTACTCATTTTATCTATACCTTTAAACTTATCACTAATACTAGTAGTCATATCGGTTGTAGTTTCGTCAAGGTTTCTTGTTAATCGAGTAGGCAAAAGTTTAACACCGCCATATCCGTATACTAACCCATTTACTGGATTATAACTTCTCCATACGTGTACAGTATCTTTGCTGTCAATGTCATAGGCTGGAACATAATAGCTAAAGTCAAAGTCATCTATAACTTCGGCATCGCCGTCTACGACCCAAAACATTTCTGTTTCAACTAACTCAGCAGCACGTTTGTGAGCTGCATGAATTCCTTTGATATCCATTACACGTTTTGCTCTAGGAAACTTTTCTTTGAGTTCATTAAAGTTATCATCAGCGTTTGGTTCGCCATTACTAATAAACACAATGTCATACGGCTTTGGCATACTACCAACTTCGTCGTACTCTTTTTTATTAACAAAAAATCTATAATCAATTTCTCGTTGACTAATATTCAACTGTTTACTAACTAATGCAATACCGTCATAAAACTCGCCATTTTTCCAAACATGATTTATTCTACGTTCATATTGATTATGATGACTGATATAAAAGTTCCAGTTAAAATCTTCATTGGGCAAAAATGAATCGTTTACAATCCAAAACATATCTGTGTTACAGTTTTCTTTTGCTTCTAAATAATCTTGATAATCGTTTACTGTATATGTTGGGTATTGTTTTGGTGTACTTGCTACAACATCGTATTCTTTCTTTTTTATAAGAAATCTATGTTCAATTTCTTTTTCACTTACCAATACGTTTTTACTATATAATACAATGCCGTCGTAGTTATCGCCATTTAAAAACACATGGTTAATATTTCTATCAAATGTGTTTTGATGACTAAAGTATAAACTAAAATCAAAACCTTTAGCTACGTTAACATCAGTAGGCACTCCCCAAAACATTTCAGTGTCAGCGTTGTATAATGCATTTGTGTAATCGTCGTAGTTGTTAACTGTAAACTTTTTATATTTTTTTGGATTACTTGCTACAACTGCATGTTCTTTTTTATTAACATAAAATCTATGATCAAACTCTTTTTCAGATATAAGATCTATAGTATTTAATAATGCAATGCCATCGTAGTCAACACCATTTAAAAACACATGATTTGTTGATCGGTCAAAAGAATCTTGATTGTGGAAATAGTTGTCCCATTCAAAATCATCCAACGGCTCTACATCATAGGGTATTAGCCACATCATATCACTACCGCAACTGTGAAATGCACTTTTATATTGTTCATAGTTTTCGATTATAAACTTTTCATAATCCTTTGGACCACTTGCTACAATATCGTGATCAATCTTTTGTTTTAGTTCTTTGTGTTCTATTTCTTCTTTGCTTACTAATGCTTGCTTACTAAACAAAAATACTCCATCATATTTGTTTCCGTTTAGCCAAGCATGATTTGATTTTTGTTCACTACTATGATGACTAATATAATAATCAAACTTAAACTTTTCATCAATAACAATATTGTCAGAATAGCCCCAAAACATATTAGTTGTTGAAACTTCGGCTGCGTACTTATAATCCTCATAGTTGTTGATGACAAATCTATCATATTGTCTTGGATTACTTGCTAAGATCCTTACTTCTTTTTTGTTAAGAAAAAATCTGTGCTTCATTTCTTTATCAGTTAACTCACAAGATTTAGGACAAAGTACAATGCCATCAAGTGTATCTATATCGCCATTGCCAAACACATGGGGAATATTAAAACTCCATTCGTCTGGTTTATAGCTAAATTTAAATGTATCTCTTACCTCAGTATCGTCATAGACTATCCAAAACATATCAGTAAAACTATTTTGTTTAGCTGTGTTTATAGAGTCAACTACCTGTACATCAAACCCTCTTGCTTCAAGATTTTTTAATACAGTTGTATCTTGTCCAATATAAAAAATATCAAACTTGTCTTTTCCTTTGTAAGGATCATAGTGTCCGCAAATATACGCATGTTGATTAACATTATATTTGCCTGTTTTAGTTGGAACTAATCGAACTCTGTTCCAATCTTTAACTTTACGACTTTTTTCAAATACATAAGGAAAAGCGTGTATGCAAACTTCTTCGTCTGCTTTTGGTTTAAAAAACCAAGGAAAGGTACTATATGTTTCGATATTACTATCAACAACCCATACGTAATCAGAATCATAATCTGATTTCCAAACTTGTTCTAAGTTTTCGTAGTTGTCTGTTTTTACAACTGGGTATTTTTGAAAAATATGATTCTTTAAAAAATCTTGTCCGTTATGCACTGGTGTTCCAAATTTTTCAAATCTATCAATAGCTCTCATAGTATATTTGCCTTTGTTCCAAAATGTGCAAGTTCAATACTTGCGTCTATCCATACTTCATAACCATGATGCATTGCTTGGTTACAAAAGTATATATCTTCTCCGCTGAAAGTGTCTAGTCGTTTATTGTATTCGTGATCAAACCACGGCTTTGGCAAGTTATTATACACATCGGTATTAACCAACATACATCCCATGCCAACTGCCCATACCTTGTGCAATCCAAAACTAGCATCTAGTCTGTTGTCTGCATTTTCACAATCAGTAAATGCTACAGTACGATACGGAGCATATCGTGTACTGTATTGTGCTGCAACAATATCTTTTTGATGTTCATGTAGTTTATCAAATACGTTTGCTGGAAAATGCATATCACTGTCAAGCCACAAAGTATGTGTTGCATTATTTTCTAATGCTTCCTTTACTAGTGCAGTTCGACTTTCAATAATCACGCTGCCGCAAACAATATGTAGATTAAAGTCAACATTTTGTTTTGTTAATCTATTTGTTAGATTACAGAGACTGCGTGTAAATCCTGTATGGACTTGATCACGTGCAGGAACACAAATACTTAGTTTCATATTACAACATAGTTGATGGCATAGTTTCTGCGTTTAAATCTTTTTCAGCTTGTACAGTATGATCGTTCCAAGTTCTTGCAGCACTTGTTGCAA